TCAATGTTCGATACAATCTGCGATCTGATTGCGCGCGATCCTGCCTATTCGCCTCGCTCATGGATACTCGATACCCTCATCAAGGTTCTGAACGGACAATTGTATGACATCCTACCCTACGATTTCCACGATGAGCGTGGTGCCGGAGGCGAGTACATTCCATTAAGGAAACGGAGGCCATCTGTTAGATATCCGCTCTGCCGCGTGGTTGTCGAGGATAGTGTATCCCTTCTGTTCAGTGAAGGACACTTTCCGACAATTGATTGTCCTGATCGGGGAACCCAGAGCGCACTCGCGAACATAGCCAGAGACTCTCGACTTAATATGATAATGACCGAAGCCGCGATACGTGGTTCGGTCGGGTCTGTGGCGATCTTGATGCGAGTATTAGAGGGCCGAATATTCTTTCAGGTGTTAGAGACAACATATCTGACACCAGTCTGGAGTCCGAAGGAGCCCGATACCCTCCTGACAATCACGGAGCGCTACAAGGTGTCTGGAGTTCAGTTGTCTAACAACGGATACGAAATTCCCGACCTGAATTCAGATTATTGGTTTCAGCGATCCTGGGACAGTGACTCCGAAACGTGGTTTATTCCTTCTCCCGTAGAGGATATTCTTCCGATGGACATAGACGTCAATCGGACCGTCTCTCACGGACTCGGCTTCGTACCTGTTGTCTGGGTCAGAAATCTCCCGGGCTATTCTTCAACCGGCGATCCCAACGATGGCATGTGCACGTTCAGGGCCGCCATAGATACGCAAATTGAAATTGACTATCAGCTAAGTCAGGCTGGCCGTGGGCTCAAATACAGCAGTGATCCAACATTGCTACTTAAAGAGCCACTCGGTGCCGATTCGGACATCATCAAGGGCGCGGGAAATGCCTTGGTCGTCAGCGAAAAGGGGGATGCTCGCCTGCTGGAGATAGGGGGCACCGCGGCAGCGGCGGTAATAGACTACGTTCGAACATTGAGAGAACTTGCACTCGAAAGCATACATGGGAACCGCGCCAGTCCGGAACGCTTCAGCGGCGCCCAGTCTGGCCGTGCACTGGAGCTCATGAATCAAGGGCTGCTTTGGCTGGCCGACAATCTTCGGATTACATATGGTGAAGTCGCGTTACTCACTCTGGCAAGAATGATTGTTCGGGCATCTCTTCGCTACCCGCTACGAACCGGCGCGGGCAATGTTCCCCCCATGGATCCGACCACGACTCTTTCGCTGAAGTGGCCTCGATGGTATCCGACGACCGCCGCCGATCGTCAACTCGACGCGACAACCCTTGCGACATTGGTAAATTCCGGCTTGATCAGCCGAGAGAGTGCGATGAAGGCCGTCGCGGGCACTTATGACATCGACAACATCACCAGCGAACTGCTGGAATGCTCTGCTGATCAGGCCGAAGGATAATAAATTGAGCGACTCTGCACACAACCTCGGAATGAATGAGGCTTCAGAAGACGAGCTTCGATCGAGGCTCGAAAGACTAGAGAGAGAAACTCTCGAAGACCGCCGTTTGAGCGAGCAGAGGGTCATTCTCGCCGAATTGAAAGTAGAGGCAATCCGCGCTGGAATTGTCGATCTCGACGGATTGAAGTTCCTCGATGTCAGTCGAGTTCAGTTGGAAGAAGATGGCGGTGTCCCGGGTAGCGTGGAATTAATCAATCAATTAAAACGGACAAAGCCTTGGCTATTCGGAGCACCATCCTCCTCAAGCACAGCAAAGGTGCCACCGTCGAGGTCCGCCCGCCAGAAGTTGGCGACTGACATGACAGACGAAGAGTATCGGGTCGCACGGGCGAACATAATCAAGCACTCCAGAGGTTGATGCCCGGTGTGCGCTTATACCCAACTAAATCAATCCTTTATAGAGAGACTAAAGCTTCATGGGCATCCAGAACTTTCCCGCCGCGCTCCAGCCTATTATCCAACAGGGCTTTCTGGAGCGTGAATTCGAGCAAGCTCTCGTCTCGCGCCTTGGATACCGAGCATGTGCCGACCGAGAAGAAATCGCTGTCGGAATTGGTGAGACGTTAACCAAAACGCGAGCTGGCCTCAAACCAACCGTAACCACTCCACTGTCTCCAGCGACCAACACAAACCTCGATAACGGATTGACACCAGGTAACTGGGGTGTCGAGCAGTATACCAGTACGATCAACCACCACGCCGCTACCGCCGACCTCAACATGGTGAACTCTGACGTTGGCATTGCGTCGCAGTTCCTTCAAAATGCTTATACCAACGGCGAACAAGCTGCGCGAAGCCTTGATGAGCTCGCACGCAATGCTCTGTTTTCCGCATATTTTGGCGGCAATACCAGAGTCCGAGTTACTCTCGCCAGCGCCGGACCGTCGGTCGCGGTGGATGATATCCGTGGCTTCCAGTTTGCGTTCGTGAATGGCGTTCAGCAAAGCGTGAGCACTTCGAATCCACTAACGGTAACAATTGGGTCCGACGTCTACACTACCATAGGAACAACGCCCGACGCGACCAATATATCGACGACCTGGGGTGGCATCTCAGGTGTCTTAACCCTGTCAACGAGTGTATCGGTTTCGGACGGTACGGCGGGAAATACTGTCGTGTCGGCAACCGCATCATCGATTATGCGCCCGTCCGGCCGCGGCAACGTGTCGCTTCTTATCGCGACCGATACATTGACAATGTCATGTCTTCTCGACTCAGTGGCACGTCTTCGCATTAACGCAGTGCCTGAGATCGATGGCGCGTACAATTGCTACCTGGACCCCGTTTCGTCTCGACAATTGTTTTCCGACCCTGACTTCAAGCAGTTGTTTCAGGGCGCCACATCCGCGAACCAGGTGTTCAAAAAAGGCATGACGAATGACTTTCTTGGCTTGCGATTTATGCCGACTACTGAAGTCTTCGTTCAACCACACCCAATTCTCTCGAACGTAATGATAAGGCGCCCAATTATCTGTGGAGCCGGCGCGCTAATTGAAGGGGACTTCGCGGGAATGGCAGCCCAGGATGTCGCGCCTTCGGACTCGATTGTTACGATGGTAAATGGTGTTGCAATGGTGACTCGAGAGCCCATTGATCGTCTTCAGCAGATCATAGCTCAATCTTGGTATTGGATGGGTGGCTTCTGTGCACCGTCTGACACCACGACCAACCCCGCGACCGTTCCGACTGCCACAAATGGCTCTTATAAGCGCGCAGTTATAGTCGAGCATGTCGGTTGAAAATGCGAAGGTAACGTACCTTGTCAACAGGATCAAGCAGTCCTTTTCTCGCGGTAGCAACGGTCGCTTTGCTATCAGGAACCACTTCTACCAATATTCAACTCGGAGGCAGCGGCGAGGCGGTATTAATCACCAACTCCACCTCATCGACCGCGTATATCAGACTTGGTTCAGACATCACCCTACAAGCTACCGTTCCGTCAACCCAAGGCGTACCAGGGGATACACCGGTCTTGCCAAATAGCAAGATGCTGCTTCGGTGTGGCCCTTTGGTTTCGTTTTGCGCGGCCATTCTAAATTCCGGTAGCGGGTTAGTGTTCTTTACTCGAGGAGACGGATCAAGCACGTGATATCTTTAACGCCCAATGAAAAGATAAACGCCAGACGCCATTGCGGTTACCCGGCATATGGTGGTCGGCCTTCAGGCTTTTCGTCCTGGCGGTTTTTTCAGATTTATGGGTTGCTGGAGTATCGCCTCAACAACCTGGCGGAAGGTGAAATAAAGGTGATCAGAAACTACCTGGGAACCCTCGCTGGCCTCGAAGAATCAATTCCACGAACCTCGGAAAGCCTGGATACCGATCGGGCTGCAATCTGGTCCAGGAACCAGAACGAAACTCAGGATCGCGAAAGACTATTTGACGGCTGGCGTATCCGTCTCTGCGCGTTCCTTGGGGTTCCACCCGGTCCCGGAATTCGCTCTAATTGTCCAAACCTGATCGTATGAAATGAACGTATCTAATCTCCAGGATCGTCTTGACTGGGGGCTCAATCGCGCCGCCAATATATTGGGCAAGGTGACAGACGCATATAGGCCGAGGGGTCCGTCGGCCCCACTCGATCCGTCAAATCGATTCCTTCGGCTACACGCTGCGTTTAGCCGATCAGATGGAAGTTTCGAGCAGTCTGTCGGCTATGGAATCGCATTGTGGCGAGGGTATTTTGATAGCTCGTATACACAGGTCGGAGATTATCTGGTACAAAACAACGATATTTGGTTTATTGTTTCTCAGCAATCTCTTCTGCCGGTTCTTTGTGTAAAGGCGAACAGAATCATTTCCATCACACGCCAATTGACGCCAGCCAACACGACATCGAACAATCTGGTGGCCGCGAATGAAACAATTAATGTAATATCCAAATGGCCGGTCAGCATGCTAGGCATTGGCACAGAGGGAAGGTCGGCGACTCAGCTCCCGGGCGACACAAGAATTCCAACTGTAACTGCCCTGCTTCCTTTAGTCCACGAGCAGACTGTAGAACCGGCCGACATTATAACTGACGAATACGGAACATCTGCAATAGTCGTAACTGTGGAATTAAGCGATCTTGGCTGGCGCCTGAACGTCCGAAGTGTGACAACCTAATGGCTGACATATCCGATATTGAGAATGCTATCGTCACCGAAGTCGTAGCAGCATTATATCCATCCGGGACGTCTCAACCAAGCTGTGTAGGTTCCACTTGCAGAATTTACCGAGGATGGCCATCGCCATCGTCGTTAAACTCAGACCTGGCTGCCGGGATCGTGAATGTGACCATATTTCCGGCGGCTACACCAGGTGAAGTGCTCAACGTCTATCTCGACAGATCTCTCACTGCCCCCCCACCTCCGAGCCTGACGGCGACCGTGGCGGGTCAAAGCGTTACCTTTTCTGGGCTGATTCTGACTGGCCAGATTGTAGGACTTCTTGTCGATGGAACACCATACGTATTTAGTGTGGACTCGAGCGATACTCCAGAAAGTATCGCGGCAAGCCTGGCGACGCTGATTTGCCAGGATCGTCTTGCCCTGTCGTATGGCCCAGCTGTTACTGTTCCTGGCGCCGTGATGATGACCTCTCGCGTGGTTGCGACTGCCACGGTGGAACAGGCACTGCGACGCCAACGCCGGGAAATACAAATTAACTGTTGGTGCCCATCGGTTGCACTGCGCGATCTGGTCGGCACTACGATAGATCTCGCTCTTTCTGAATCGTCTTTTATCGATATATCCGATGGAACGAAGGCACACATTAGATATGTTACCACTCAGGTCTACGATCAATCTCAGAACGCACTCCTGTACAGGCGTGATCTGTGCTACGATTTTGAATATTTCTCGATCGAACGCACTACCGCGCCGGTAATGTTATTTGGAGATCTTGTTCGCGATAATAATAAGACATACTTGTGAATGCGCGGGAGGTCGGTTGGGCAAACGATTCTCACCGTACCTTGGACGCACTATTAGGGACTGAGGTTCCTGACCTGACGTGCCCGGTCTTGAGTGTCACCGACCGCGTTGGCCATCGGCCTCCCCCCCTGGATCTGCTTCCAGATGGCCCTACTTAACGGATTTCCAAAGCATCGTTGGCCCAATATTCGGAATATCCCGATGTTATCGGGAGTCACTAAGGTTGAATACTAAATGCCAATCATCCAGGCCGGAACGATTAACAATACCGCACTAATAGTCCCTGACCTCTACGTAGAAATCGTCCCCCCCCAGAATCTGATCTTGAATGGTGTTCCTACCAACATCATAGGGACAGTGGGTACCTCCACCTGGGGGCCAATTGGCACTCCGGTCATCCTAGGTTCCATGTTAGATTACGGGGTTAATTTCGGACCAGTCATACCTAGACAGTACGATATGGGTACACAGATTGCGACCGCGGTTCAGCAAGGCGCGCAGAATTTTCGGGCGGTAAGGGTCACCGACGGAACCGACACATTTGCCTCGGCCAATATGCCTGGTTGCTCGTCAACAATCACAGCACTATACACCGGTTCACTCGGCAATCAAATAACTGTTACAATCCAACCTGGCTCGCAGCTATCAAGTTGGATGCTTATTGTCAGCCTTCCCGGGGTTCAACCAGAAGTTTTCGACAACATTCCCGGAAACGGTGCCGCCTTTTGGCTCTCGCTCGCGGCGGCTGTCAACACGGGTGCAGGTGTTAGCAGAGCAGCGTCACGCCTGGTTACCATCCAGCCTAACGGCAACTCCAGTACTCCGATAAACACTTCCCTGACGCTGGGATCGGCGACACATGGCACAGACGGCGCTTCCGGCGTCACAGCGATTCAACTGGTCGGTCAGGATGGCACCGCCCGAAGCGGCATGTATGCCCTCAGAGGGCAGGGATGTGGACTAGGGTTACTTGCCGACGCAGATGACCCGCAGACCTGGACCAGTCAGGCGGAATTCGGTCTTGATGAAGGCCTTTATATGATCCTGACGGGACCCGCCGACGATGCGATTTCCAACGCGGTGATTGTGAAACAATCCGTTGGTCTTGACAGTTACTCTGCCAAGTTAATGTTCGGTGATTGGCTTTGGTGGTCAGACCAGACAAACGGCTTGATTCGCCTGGTGTCCCCCCAAGGCTTCGTCGCCGGTCGTCTCGCGAATCTATCACCCGAGCAATCAAGCTTGAACAAACCGCTCTATGGGATAATCGGCAGCCAAACTTCCGGACAACCGCAATCTGGAGAAGTTTCGTCGTACTCTTCTGCGGATCTCGCGACGCTCTTCAGCGCAGGTATCGACGTAATATCAAATCCACAACCGGCTGGAGCGTTCTGGGGCGTGCGGGGCGGAAGAAACTCGTCGTCAGATTTGACGATGAACGGAGACAATTACGTCCGGTTGACAAACTATATATCCCAGACCCTATCGGTCGGAATGGGTCAATATGTTGGGCAGGTTATCACAGCCGGCCTTTTCCAGAATATCCGCGGAACGTTGCTATCCTTTCTACAAAACATGCTAAATATGGGGTTGTTGGGCACCACGGATGGAACGGCACCGTTTAGCGTGATATGCGATGTTTCGAACAATCCGCTCAGTATGACTGCGCTCGGATATGTCCAGGCAAACGTCCAGGTCCGATACCAGGCAATCAACGAGAAGTTTATTGTAAGCCTCGAGGGAGGGCAGACCGTAGCGGTAACACAGCAAACGCTACCCTCCAGCCAGCCAGGCCAATAGGAGCAAGTCTGTGGTCATCTCTGCTTTTTCGGTTGGGCGGGACACTCAACTGGTAGTGATTAGCCCCTCTGGTCCGATCACCCTGAGTCATGTCACTGGCTTTGAAAGCCGACAGGTTACTCAGTCGGTCAGGGTGAACCGGTTGGACGGGAATCAACTGGGCTTGGAGCTCCCGAAAGGGTGGGAAGGGAGCTTCGATCTGGAGCGAGGGGATTCGGTTGTTGAAGACTTCATCGCAAATGCCGAACAGAGCTATTTTAGTGGCTCGATGAGCGCCGCGAGTTCGATGTATCAATACGTATCAGAAGTGGATGGCTCCACTTCAACCTATCAATATGACTCGGTAGTATTTCACCTCGTGAACGCCGGGCAATGGCGAGGTGATACCGCGGTAAAACAAAAATTGGACTTTTTCGCGACACGAAGGATGCGGATGTGACCCCCTCCAGTCTTATTGTTTCGTTTTCAGATCGGGTTTTCGAAACCCAGGATAACTCCGGCCGAAAGCTGAAAGTCCGTCGAATTAACGCACTGGACCGTCTACGCTTGCTAAAAGCCGCAGGACCAGAATTGTCTCAGAATGACGCGTGGCTGAACATGGCGGCCCTGACACTCTCGGTCGTCGAATTGAATGGTATTCCCCGACCGTTTCCAACAAATGAACGTCAGATCGAGGCAGCTGTTTCGGATCTGGGAGATGACGGTTTACACGCCGTAGCTAGTGCCTTGGATGAACATGACAGCGAATCGCGACTATTCGATGGATCACCCGAGGGAAACGCCGTGGGCACGCCGATCTAGCCGAATGCCTCTATCTCGTCCGGAACGGCGTGCCATTTGATGTCGCTTTTTCATTGTCTGATCATGATCGGTGGCATTTTCTTCATTCAATTCAAGAAGTTTTGAATGTCTTTTGATCCCGACGTGTCCACCAGCTTTTGTTCTGGATTCAGTACCGTCCGGAGTTTTCCGAAAGTACCGCGTAGAAGTGCCTCCGGTATAACGGTTTTCCCGCGATTTTCGGAGGTGTCGATTTGAAACAGGTGGCGCTTTCCCGGACCCTTTTTCCGGGGAGGGCCCGCCCATGAACGCCCGAAAGACGCTGCTCTCGCAACCGATGGATTGCCCGCCCTTGAGCACGTTCGCGCGGATCGTCGCGCGTCATCACGGCGATCACTCGGTGCAGAGCTTTCCTGGTGCCGAGCAATATGGGGCATGGCGTTCGCCCAACTGACTTACCGCGAGAGCTTGCGCGATATCGAGGCGTGCCTGTCCGCTCCGCCCGCGAAGCTCTGGCATATAGGCTTTCGCGGACCGGTCCGGCGTTCGACGCTCGCGGATACGAACCAGGGCCGCGACTGGCGGATTTACGCGGAGTTCGCGCAGCCGCTGATCGCGCAGGCCCGGCGG